CAGCGACCTTCTCCGAGTTTTCCGCGAGGAACGGCAGCACCCCTTCGGCGACGCGGTATGCGATGCCCCGCAGCGCCTCGGTCACCCTGCGATAGCGGACGAGCAGTTCGCGGGAGGTCTTGGACTGCGCCTCGGTGACGACGGTGCCGAGCCTGTCGGCCTGCCTTGCATACTCCTCGATGCCAGCGGCCCCCTTTTCGAGCAGCGGCATCAGATTGGCGGCCGATCCGCCGAAAATGTCGATGGCGGCCGAGGTGCGCAGCGTGTCAGACGGAACCCTGGCGAGCGCGTCCGCGACCTCGTTGAGCATCTCCTCGGTGCTCTTGATGTCCCCGTTGCTCTTGCGGACGTCGAGACCTAGCTGCCTGAACGCCTTCCCGGCGCCCGATTCCGAGTCCTTGGCGGCTTCGATGATCTTATCTGACAGGTCTTTCAGACCGCTGCTCAGATCATTGACGTCGCCGCCGAGGAGGCGCGTTGCCGAAGCGAGTCTAGAGAACCGGTCCGTCGGTACGCCAGCGGCGCGCGCCATGCGTCCGAGCTCGTCGATGGTTTTGCCCGTCGAGACCCCGAAGGCGTTCACCGCGCCGACCGCAAGCACGCCGAAGGTGCCGACCTTGGTGGCGACGCCTAGGGCCGTCCTGCCAAGGGTGGCGAAGGCGGAGACCGTGGACTTGAGCATGGTCAGCAGGCCGGACGCGGCCGACCGGATCACGCCGAACGATCGGGTTCCGACGGTAGCGATGTTGCGCATGGAAGTCTGCGCGCTTTCCACGCCCTTGCGGATGCCGTCGCCGACCGACGCGCCCGCCGCCTTCATGCGGCCGAGCTCGCGTTCGAAGGATTTGCGCATGTCCTCGAAGGCGCTCTTGATCTCGTCGAGACCCTCGAACCTGAACCGCGCGACGATCGTCGGGCCGTTGGCTGCCATCACATACTCCATCCGGCGGCCGCGAGGGCCGCTTGCATCTCCTCGACCTGCCGCCTGGATGCGGGCTTAATCTCGGCCGAGACAGCCCGAGTATCGGTCGGAGTGGCCTTCTCAGGCTCCGCGATTCGTTTCTGCGCCTCGGCGAATCGCTCGACGTGCTTCTGGTCTCCGCGAGCCGCGAGGAGGCTGACATGCATGTCGATCAGGCGACGCTGCGCGGTGATCCTGTTGTGCACGTCGAGACGGTGGATGATGACCCTAGGCGACCATGCCCACGGATTCGGATAGCCCGCTTCCTGCAGGACGGCGCAGGCGTAGTCGAGGAGTTCTATGAGACCCATCCCCGCAGCGGCAGGCGGACGAGGAGACGAGGGTTTCGCCGCCGCGGGGAGGGAAGGATGCGCTACGCGTTCGCGCCGGACGCCGCGCCGATGTCCACCTTGATCTTCGAACCAAGAAGCGCCCGGACTTTTTTTTGGAGCGCGTCCCAGCCGTCCGGGAGGGTGGCGTCGCGGACCGCCTCCGCGAGCTCGATGATCTGGCTCGGCGGCAGCGCCTTGATCAGCTTCCGATACGGCTCGCGCACTTCGTCGGTGTCGATCTCGACTTCTTCGTCCGAGAGCATCGCGTCGACGATGAGCTCCATCACGAAAGCCGGGGCCTCCTTCAGGAGCGGCCCGAAGTCGCTCACGCCCTGCTGCATGATGACGTCGATCACGACGGGATAGCTGACGATGCGCTCGACGATCTTGAGCAGTCCGACGCCGCGGAGTTCGATCTCCGCGTCGCCGAACGGGCGGACGAGCTTGGGCGCGATGGCGCGCAGGGCTTGCAGGTTACGGCTCATCTTCTGCGCCTCCCTTAGTCAGTGAGGTCCATGAGGACGCCGACGCCGTTGGTAGTGTCGAGCGCGGTGCCGCTGATCTCCAGCGGGGTGAAGTCATCCTCGGAGATAAAATTGACGTCGCCCGCCGGAGACAGCGTCACGTCATAGAGGTGCAGCACTTTGGGGATCGCGTTGCGGCCGACCTCTCGCACCATAAGCTCGACGTGGATGTCGGTCTCGGACGCGACGCGCGCCTTGAGGCGGTTGTCGGACGCCTTGATCTCGGCAGCCGCGAACCCGAAGCTGACGGGCCCGCCGTCGGTCGCGCCGGACGGAAGCGACAGCAACTGCACCATTCCGAGGGCGGGGTCGACCACCTTGAAGTCGTCGGCATCCCAGACGATAGGGGACTCGCCCGGAGTGGTGACCGTGACGCCCGACACGTCGAGCGCGCCGAGCCAGTAGATGCCGCCGACATAGCCCTTTTCGAGGGAGAGCGTCTGGCTGACCTGCGCCTCCTGCGTCAGGCTCTCCTGAGCACCGAGGACGCTGAGGGCTCGCGTGAAGGCCGGATACTGGTAGCACGACATCGAGATCGTGGATTCGATTTCGTTGATGACCTCGATGGCGGTCGAGCGGACGGCCGCGTTCTTGCGCTTGCGGCTGATCTTGGACGGCGTGATCGACAGGGTGAAGCTGTCGACGTCGCCGAGCGTGAACCACTTTTTGTTAGTCTGACCTCCAACCTCAAACGGGCGGACGATGACCTCCGCGCGCATCATCTGATAGAGGCCGGAGGCGAGGATCTGATACTGAGCAGGCATATGCGCGATCTCCTAGCGAGCCATTGTCTGCGAGGGTCGCCCCTCGATTGTCCGATACGTGCAGAGCCAGACGAGGGCCTGCTCTCCACGGATGGCTCCATGCTGATGCACGATGTCGGTCTGAGTCTCCGTCAATCGCATGTCCTCGACGACCGACCTGCCGGACGGGTCCTCAAGGTACGGATCGGACATCAGCGCCTCTTCGACCCGCAGCGAGATCAGGTCGAGCCGATCGTCGAGCGTCGTGTCCGGCTCGGCGTCGTCGATGACGGTGATGACTACGGCGACCTCGCGCCGCTGCGGCCTGTTGCCCGGCCGCGCCGAGCCGCCGCCGACCTCCACGGTGACCGAGTCCGTGTGTACGATGATGCACGGCCAGTCGCGGGGATCGGTCGGCACGAAGTGGCTCTCGTAGACACGCCCGCCGACCTCGGTGACCGAGGCCTTCAGACGGGCCGCGATGGCTTTGCGCAGCTTGGATTTCGGGGTGAGGGTCACGTCACTCATCGCTTACCTCCCGGAGATCGAGCCTGACGAACGCGACGCCGTCGGGATGCACCCCGCCTGGTGCGACCCTATAGGATCGGCCGCGTGCCGAGATCGCGTCGCCCGGCTCGATGCCCGGCACGTCCTCCGGAGCGACCTTGGCGACGACGAGACGGTGACGGGTAGTAGTTCGATAGCCCTGCTCGATCGCCTGGCTCTTCTCTCGGATGATGGCCCGCAGCGGGACGGGCGATCCGCCCGCGCGCGTCCAGACGATGTCCTCACCCGCCGAAGAGAGGATGCCCTTCGCGAAATCCTCGTAGCCGGGTGCAGTGGTCAGGGGGAAGGGGTTGTAAGAGGACATCACTCGTCCTCACTCCACTCGGGATCGGCGTGATAGACCCCGTCCTCGTCGCGGTACCACCCGATCCACGCTTCTTCCGGAGCGTCCGTCTGCGCGAGGACATCCTCGCCTTCACCGATTACCGCCGGATAGCCGACGACGGCATTGGTGATTGTCCCGGACGAGTCGAGGATGAAATAGATGTCATCGCTCTCGATGATCGGTTCCAAAGATTCGACGCCTTCGCCTTCGGACTCGGGTTCTGCCATCAGCGAGAACCCCCGCATCATCATCGGCGCGGGAGGCTCGGGTGTCTCCCATACGTAAATGTGTATGCGACACGCGCCGCCGCCGCCCCACCCAGATTTTGGCTGGCCGACGTTCGAGAATCCTCGTCCTCCACCGCCTCCGGGGCGGCCGCCGTGGCCCCGTCCCTGCGCGTTAGACACCGCGCCGCCGCTGCCATATTGGAATGGCGATGTCGCGTTTTTCCCGGCCGGGTCGCCGTCAGTCGCGCCCGAGCCGCCCAGCAGTTCCAGATCGGTGCCAGCATTAGCGTTTCCGCCGCGCCTGTCTTCCTCGGTGTCGCTGCGCCTGCCACCGGCACCTGGGCCGTCCGACCTGTCTTTGGGATGCCACGTCGTATTATGCGTCTGCGCACCGCCGAGCGCCGACACGATATCTCCGATAGACGAGTTGCCTCCTCCCACTCCCGTTCCCCCCGAGCTCTGCCCACCCGCTCCGACGGTGTATGAGATAGTAGACGGCACGGCATCCCATGTGCGCGTCGCGCGCTTCACCTCGCCCGGGACACCGCCGTACGCCTGCGCCGTAAACTCGCTCGACGTCTCTACGCCCTTCTGTCCGCCCCCGATCGCCTCGAATACGAGCTCGACGGACTCGAGATCGACGCCGTCGAGCTCGGGGAGCGCGGCGATCGAGGCTTTCGTCACTGACCCCGACGAGTAGTAGACAAGAGAGCGCTTGTAGACGCGCACGCGCTCGCCTGGCTCCGGCTCTGGCTCTGGATCGGGGCCGGGGCTGCCTGTCGTCACGAAATAGCGCGGGCTGAGCCAGTGGTGCGGGCTGCCGAGCATCAGAACGTGACCTCCTGAATCCTGAAAGTGACCTCGCTATCGCCGACCGGCGTCAGCGTGAAAGTGCTGCCGGGCGTGACCGCAAGGGGGTGCAAGGCGGCCGAGATTGGCACGGAGGATTCCTCTTCGGCATCGGCCTCATGGCCGCCGTAGAGCATCAGCACAGACCCTGCGGATGCGGGGTCGATGTAGATGAAGACGGCGTTGGTCGTGTCACCGACGGTGTGCTCGACGGCGTCGGCGGTCGAGTATTTCGTCACCCGGTCGGGCGCAGGCATGGGCTGCATTTCGATGATGTCGTGATCGCCGTAGGCGGTGGCGACAGGAAGCTTGGTCATCAGGGTAACCTCCATAGGGTTTCCCTGATGATGGACGCGGAGGCGCGTCTGAGGCTCCGTAAATAGATAGCCCCCTGCAGACGGCAATCGGCAGGGGGCTGGTCAGTCAGACGGTTATGGAGACGCCGTCATTGGTCAGTCTGGTTCGACACGTTGCTTTCGACAAGAGGGACTTCGGCGACGGGAGCAGAAATTTCCGAGTCCGGCACATACTCTGCGACTTTGAGGGCGAGAAGCTCGGCTTCGATCTTCGGGTCAACGTCGGCGATGATGGTGCCGCTGCGGTGCAGGGTGCGCTCGATACGAACCGACGTGGTCAGGCGCAGCGCACGCTGCGAGTATGTCGGCGGGGCGGACGGCTTCGGGGTCGCTGCGGCGGACTTCTTGGCTGCGCTCTTGCTCATTTTCGCTGATCCTTTTTGCGATGTAACCGATCGGTTACAAGTCCAACTTTTTCTAAGTTGCGGGCAACCTAGGACAAGTTGCCCGCAACCTGGCGGTCATCAGATGACCGTCATGCAGAAGGAAGCGTTCGGACGGGTCGGGACCACCAGAGGAGCCGACTGCGTCATCACGAAACGAACGCCAGGGTCCTTCTCAACCCACGACTTCGGGAAGAATTCGAGGGCCTGTATGCCCGCTTCCTCGTCGTGGATCGCCCCGAATGCGCGCACGCCCTGCATGTCGTCGGACGCGCCGATGACGGTGCCCGCCGGAAGTACCGGCTTGGTCTCCCCGGTGTCGGGATCCTCGTAGAACTCGGAGTAGATCCAGACCTCGAAGCTGCCGAAGGTGCCGCCGAACTGGGCTCCCTTGGCGAGGTCGAGGCCACCGAACTCGGCGGTGTTGGCGCCGGCGGCGCGACGGTTGTCGAGGATCGCCTGGACGCGGCGGTTAGCCTTGAACAGCCTCCACGCGACCGGGTCCATTGTGACGCGGTAGATGGACGCGCCCTCGATCTCGTGCACGAGCTCGATGGCTTCCTCGATGTCGCGGATCGGATCGGCATCCTCATCGTCCCACTTGTCGACACCGGTCAGGGCGATCGACAGGTCGGAAGAGCGGCCGAAGTTCACGACGTGCGGCGCATAGCCCTCGCCCTTCACCGTCACCGTGCCGCTGACAAGGGCCTCGGTGGCCATGTGGTTAAGGCGGCGCGTGATGCGATCCACGTGGTCGTAGAGCGTCTGCGCGAGGTTGGCAGCCTGACGCTGAGCGGCGGTCAGCTGACCTCCGCCAAGCTGCTCGCCCATCGCCCTGCGGAGGGCAGCGCCCGGACGCAGCGGCGTCTTCTGCTTGATGTAGGCGGGCCTGAACGTGTTGGTCTGGAAACCGTTGCGTTCAACGATCACGCCCTGCGCGGTCGGGGCGACGAACGGGGCCAGCTTGCGCTTGCCGATCTCGACGTCGAAATGGATCTCTTCCGATTCCTCCGTCTGGACGAGCGGGAAATAGGTTTCGAGAATCCAAGGCTTCGGACGCTTGAGCGACCTGATGGCCCCGAGCATTGCGTCAGTTCTGTAAAGATGATCCATTTCTCTCTCCCGGGTCTATTACTTCACGAAGATGCCGAGGGGGCGCAGGTCGTCCTTGACGGACGCGAGCGTGTGGCCCGTCCCGATCGTCAACTTGGTTCCGAGGAAATGCCCGGACAGGTAGACGATCGCCCCGCGGGCGCCGCCCGAGGCATCGATGTACTCGGAGGCGAGGACCGCGACCGGCTTCTCCGAGCCGTCCTCGACCGGATCGCCCTCTCCGTCCTCGGCTGCGGACAGGACATACGCCCCGCTCGACGTCACGCGTCCGAGCACGGCTCCGCGAAGAAGCTGCTGCCCGGCGGCGATGGTCACGTGCTCCGTGATGCGCGGATACTCCGAGGCGTAAATCTCGGACGGCTCGTAGGTATCCGTGGTGAAAACTGGCTCAAAGACCTGCATGTTCGTGTCCTTTCTTTACTGTCCGAGGCCGATCAGGCGTGCCGCCTCGGCGATCGCTGCCGCGCCCTTTTCGGATTCCGTCGCCGCCTTGGCCTTGCCGACGCCGACCTTCGGGTTGCCGAGGGCACCCATGGCAGCGGCGAACTCGTTACCGCCCTTCGCCTTCGACTTGCCTGCGGCGGACGCCTTCGGAGCGGCCTTCAGGATGCCGATGGCCTCCTTGGCGGAGACGTTGGTCCCGAGCGCGAGATGCTTGGCGAGAGCCGAGCGGCCCTTAGCGTGAGGCGAGTTCAGGATGGCTGCGATGCGACCGCGCTCACCCTTGGCCTTGACCTTGGCCTTCGGCTCGTCCTCGTCCTCGGAGGCGTCCTCTTCGTCGTCCTCCTCGGCGGTCTCGTCCTCCTCCTCTTCGGAGGCGTCCTCGTCCTCTTCGGTCTCGTCCTCGACGGCCTTGCTCTTCAGCTTCTCGTCCTCCTCAGAGGCCTTCGCTAGCAGCCTGAGAGCGTTCAGTGTCTTAGCGCCAATGATAGCCACGCCCGTTTCTCCCGTTTTTCCTGCGGCCTCAGCCGCCGATCCGTACTCGGCGAGGACGTCGTCCAGGGTTCCCAGACCGTCCGCGAGGCCCGCTTCAACCGCTGCCGCGCCGACCATGACGTCGCCTTGTCCGTAAGACTGGATGACTTTTTTTGCTGAGACACCGCGATTCCTCGCGACCGTCTCGACGAACACCTGACCGAGGGCGTCGACCGTCGCCTGGATGCGCGCCGCGCCGTCGTCCGTGTTCGGATCGGCGGCCTTGTAGGGGCTCACGGACGACACGAAATCGAAGGTCTTGATGCCGATTTTGGACTCGGCTTGGGTGTAGTCCCTGATCGACGCTCGACAGCCGATCGAGCCGACGCGCGACGTCGGCGACACGATGATCCGGTCGCAGGCCGACGCGATCCAGTACGCCGCAGAGCAGCAGTCCCCGGTCGCGTAGGCGACGATCGGCTTGGACCCGCGCATGCGGTAGATCATCTCGGAGAGGTCGGAGCAGCCAGTCACCTCGCCTCCGGGAGAGTCGACGTCGAGAACGATCGCGGTGACCGTCGGATCGTCGGCCGCCTTGGAGATGGATTCGGCGATGGCCTCGTAAGAGCCGTATCCGAAGAGCCACGACCAGAAGTCGTCCTGACGCATAAGCGGACCGGCCACCTGAATCACGGCGACGCCGCCGTACTGCGTGGCGAGGTAGTTACCATCGATGGCCTTGCCCTGCTGGCGCGCGAGCGCCTCGACGGACGCGTCCTGCTGGGATGCGGCGACGAGCAACGCGTTGAGCGCGCTCTCTTCCATGAGCCACGGCTTGCCGTGCGAGAATGTCGACTTCCTGAACCGCATGCGGGTCTCCCGATCTGTATGATCAGGAGACCCCACGTCCGTGGTCTGAGGCTACGTCATTCGCCGGACTCGTCCTCGGCACTTTTCTCTTCCTGCATCTGGGGCGCGATGGCGACGGTCTGGATCATGGCGTTGAGGTCGAGGCCGAGTTCGCGCATGTATGCCTGCTCGGCGGCGCGCTGCTCGAAGATCTCCTCCCAGTCGCGGCCCTGCTCGGCCGCTTCGTCCTCGTAAGTCGAGAGACCGGTGGCGAGGCGTAGCTGCGACGCCTGTGCCTCCCGGACGGGATCGAGCCAGCCCTTGCCGTCGAAGATCCATTTGGCTCGGGTCCACGCGCGGCGGCGCTCGTAGAATCCCGGAGCGACCACGTCGCCGAGCGCGACCGCCTCCTCCAGCCAAAGGTCGTAGACGACGTCGAGGAACTGGGTCTGGAGCCAGTATCGCGCGGTGGCCGCCGTCTTCCACATCGACATGAAAGCCGCCCGGATGGCCGAGTATGACCCCTTGGTGAAGTCCTTCATCAGCATCTCGTACGGCAGGTCGAAGCCGACCGCGATGTGCTTGAGGACGTTGTCGACGAAAGGCCCGAACGCCTGGTTGGGTCGGCTTGGCGCGTGGCTCGCGAACTTGTCGCCGGGGAAGAGCGGGATCACCGCTCCCGCCTTCATTTTGATGATGTACTCGGCGCGCTGCCGGATCATGCTCTCGGCGTCGCCGCCGAAGAGTCCGAGCAGCGCCTCGCTGTCGAGCGCGGATTCAGTGAAGGCCGCGACGATGGCGTTGGTGAGCGCGGCCTGAAGTTCTGCCGACTTTTATTCCGACAGAAGCTTGAACTGGCTCATCATAGCGGCCATGACGCTCACGCCGCGGTGCTGATCCGGCCGCTCTTTTTCGAAAGCGTGGATGAAGCGCGGGCGGCCCCACGAGGTGCGCGCCTCGATGTACTCCCACTCATAGGGCGCGGTGCTGCCGAAGAACGCGTCGGCCGGATGGGCCTTTTGCACGTGGTAGCCGACCGCCGCGCCGAATTCGTCGATCTGTATGCCAGACCTCAAATCTTCTTTGTCCGGGATGAAGTTCGGGTTGGACACCCTGTCCGGATCGATGATCTGGATCGCCGTCCCGTAGCGCACGCCCGGACGGTTGGGCAGGTAGACGGGTATCGCGCACCCTTCTCCGACAGTCAGTTTACTGCGATAAAACAACCGCGTGAGACCCGCCAGATTGTCGTGCCACGTGGCGTCGATGCCGCACGAATCCACGTAGTCGTGGAAGCGCGAACGGACGTCGCGCGCCCACTCGTCAGCCTGCTGCTTGGTCATGCCGAGCGCGCGGTAGTCGGGGATCGGACGGAGCGTCGCACCGGTGGCGACGACGGTGTCCAGCTGACTGTTGATGCCGCCGCGCGCGACGGGCTCGTTCCGTGACAGGTCGCGTGCGCGGGCGTCGATGTCGCCTTTTTCGGGCAAGAGGTCGGTATCCGCCGACCCCCTCGAAGGATTCCAGTCGCGCATGTCGAGAGTGTGCGACGCCGCCTTGTACGCGGTATCGCTCGCGGTAACGGTCACCTGTCCCGCGTCCGCCTGCTTCGGCAGCCCCCTGTCGGCGAGGTCCGGCTTGATCACGTCCATGTCCGGCCTCCCTTAAATGAAGTACATCGGACGGCGGCCGCCGACGCCTTCGAGACGCGCGATCCTGTCCTTGAGTTCGTTGATGTAGGCGGACAGCTGCGGGATCGAGGTCTGGTGATACTGCGTCGAGTGCTGACCCTCGGCGGAGTAGGACAGCATCACCGTCTTCTCGCCCATCAACAGCTTGTGCTTCGCCAGTTCGGCCTCGGCAAGTCTCAGCTTCAGGGTCGGTAGATCGCTCATCTAGGCCTCGCTCAACACTTTCGGCAGCGGGACGACGGGCTTGGTCTGCCCGATGATCGTCACGCCCGTCTTCTGCTGAGCCTGCACCGCCTTGGCCGCCTGAGGCTCCGTGGTTCCGCCCGGAGCGACGACGGTGACCCCCTTCTTCGGGGCGATGACCCCGACCTGAGCCGCGGGCGGACGGGGCAGGGGGGTGCCGCGCTTGGCAGCCGCTGCGGCTTCCCGAAGTTCCGCCTCGGCGGCCGCAATCTCGTTCTCCAACCTCTCGAAGTCCGGGTCGCGGAAACGGTCCCAGCCCACGAGAGCGGCCCCTGCGCGGGCGTAGTTGTGGCAGTCGAGGACCTCGGCGCGCCTTCCCTCGATGCGCACCCACTTGTATCCGGTGATGCGTCCGTTCCCGTCGCGTTCGGTGACCTTGCGCTCAGACGTCAGCTGCTTGGCCATGTCCACGGTCAGGCCCTGCTTGGGCATGTGCACCCATCCGTACGGTGCCTCGGTCGGCACATCCGGGCGAGGGATCGACAGCGCGCCGACAAGCTCCGCCTTGAGGAACGAGACACCGACGAACGCGATCGAGAGCGCCCCGACGCGGGTCTTCTTGCCCGGTCGCGAGGCTATGGGTTCGGCCTGCACCTCGACCTTCACGGGCTGGTCGAGGTGGTCGAGGCCGTCCACGCCCATAACGACATGCTGGTTCTGGGTGCGAATCCAGGGCTTAACAAGCTCAGGCCACGCCGAGGTGTCGATAAAGAACTTTCGGATGCCGAACTCGACCCCGGCCTTGTTTCGGTAGGTGCGGTGAACGGCATCGGAAACCTGCGTCCAGGTCGCCTGGTCGTGCACGCTGCCGTCGATGCGGAAGTGCTCGATGAGCCACCTCTTCTGGTCGCGGCCCCAGCCCCATACGCCGATCTCGACGTGATCCTGACCGACGTCCGCACCGGCCGTGAGGAAGAGCACGCCGTCCGGCACCGTCCCCATGTCGTACGGCTCCTCGCCGACGTCGCCTCGGGTGTAGACGGTCTCCCAGTCGACCTTCTGCGAGACCTCTATGGACGGCAGCGCGAGGACCGTGTTGCGGAACTCCGCGACCCCCGTGGGGCTTTGGTAGCAGCCCTCCCATTTCTCCGCGATCTCGTCCCACCCCAGCCAGCCGACGGGGCTGTATAGCGACGGCAGGCGGTAGGAGCGGACGCCTTCCTCGACCTCGCTGAGGTCCTTGCGGGTCGGCCGCCACTCGCCCGCCTCGAGCATCGCGGTCTTGTCGGCCTCGTATATTTTCCCGCCGCACTCCTGGCACTCGTAGTAGACGGTCTTGGGCTTGCCCCACTCCCACTTCAGGCCGCCCTTGCCGCCCTCGAAGGCGAACTCGAAAACGATCATCTCGCGGCAGTGCGGGCAGGGCATGTGGTAGAGCCGCATGTCTCCTGCCAGCCAGTGTTTCCATATCTGCGATGTCGCCTCGGCGGTCGTCGTCGAGGTGAGGAGGATTTTTCGCTTGTTCCTGAACGTGCGCGTGCGCGCGATGGCGAGGTCCACCGGAGACCCCTGACCGCCGATGTCGAGCGGATACTCGTCCACCTCGTCCATGACGAGATACTGGATCGGCGTCGACTTGAGGTCGGCGGCGGACTGTGCCGAAGCGAAGAGGAGCATGCCGCCGACGAAGACTTTCTTGAGTAGCAGGTCCTTGAGCAGTCTCTTGGAGATCACATCGGTGTTCTTGAACATCGGCGTGATGCGCTGGTCCGACACCGTCTTCGCCGTGCCCACCTTCGGCAGCACGTACATGGTCGGGCCGGGTGCGCTCGACGCCCAGTAGCCCACGCAGTTGTTGGCCGATTCGGTCTTCGAGACCTGAGCGCCCGCCACCAGAGACTGCATCCATACAGGCGACTTCGAGGACATGTTGTCCATGATCTCGCGCATGTAGGGAGTGCGCGACGTGCGCCACGGGCCCGGCTCGGACGCACCCGCTCCCTCCAGCACCCTGTGCCTGTCCGCCCATTCCGAGACGAGCAGGCGTTCGTGCGGGCGGTATCCCGCCATGAAGGCGTCGCCCTCGACGTCGGCGGGGGAGGCGAGGCCTGGCAGCGCACCGGAGAACAGAGACTGGAGATCGGCCGACGCCTCGGCGACGTGGCGGTCGGCGTTGCGCACCCGTGGCGACGACAGGCGCTCACGCCGCTCGCTCACGATCCGCTCAAGCCTTTCTGCCGCCTCAGTGGAGTCCACGCCTGCGCTCCTCCTCGGCGACGCGCTCGCGCAGATGCTCCTCGACGAACTCCTCAAGGATGATGCGCATCTTCACGGTGTCGATGCCGTGCCTCTTGCCCATCACTGCGGCGACCGCGGACGGTCGGTTCTCCCACGCAGTACGCTCTACGGTCCACCTCTCGGCGAACCGCGCCTCGACCTCGGCCTTGCTGACGAGGCTCCCGGCCTCGCGCTCGTAGGCGAGCCGCTGCTTGAGGGCGAGGAAATTTTCCTTCATGCGTTCGGCTTCGCCGTGGGTGAGCAGCGAGACGCCGCCAGAGCGGATCAACGCCGCGGCGATCTCGTCGTCCTGCGGCTGACATCCGTCGGGTGTGTCGTCGTCCTGCGCTCCGGTCGCCGAAGTAACGCCCCCCGTTACCTGGGTAACGGCGTCGAAATTCCCGAATCCCCGGTCGGTCAGAATCGCCCTCGACTTCTCGACGTCGACCTGTCCGTCAGCCGTAAGCACAAGGAAACCTTGGGACTTCCATTTCGTGACGGTCTTGCGCGAGACGCCCGCGAGCTTCGCGAACGCCGCCTGATTCACAACCGCTGCGCCTGTCGATGCAACCATGAGTTCCTCTTCGAAGTGCTGTTACCCACTTTCACACAACCCCAGCGAGCGAGGGTCGGCGCGCGCGAACCCTCCCGAGGTTCCGGGGGCTGAAAGAACCTACCCCGGTGGGGGTTTTGTTAACTTTTTGTGCTTCCATCGACGCTGCTCCACGCCTGGGCCACACGCCGCCCGACCAACCTGCGGTTGTATGCGACCTCCTTGACCGCGCCGTCGAGGTCGACCTGCTGCCGCCAGCGGGCGCGCTTCACGCGGAAAGCCATGGCCGTCATCGTGTCGTGCCTGCGGTCTCTCCGGAACATGACGCTCGTACCGTCGTCCTGCGTCACCCAGAAGGCCTTGTCCTGAGCGACCATGCGGCGGAGGTAGTTGCGCGGCATGTTGCCGTGCCTGTTCAGCTTGGCTGCCCGAGCCGGGACGACCTTGTCCATGCGCTCACCGCCGTGAAGCACCGGGTCGAGATACTCCGCCTGCTTGCTCTTCAGCGCGACCGCCGCAGCGCGGTCATACGAGCGAGCCTTGAAGAGCGTGAAGGCGCTGAGGGTGAACCGGACAGGCTCGTGGATGTCATCCCGGAACGTCTGCACGAGATGCGAGCGGATGTCCTCGGCGACGAGGTTGGCAGCGAGCGTGGCAGCCTTGCGGGCGCGTGCCGTAGTCAGGTCCGCGCCAGCAACGAAGTCCCTGAAATCGGCTTTGATCTCGATAGCCATGAGAGTCTCCTTCCCGCTCATGATGCGGGGAAAGGGCGCGCTCAGGCTCCGTGATTGATGATCATGCAGGTTGCCGACAAGTGGAGACAAATTGCTGACAAAGGGAAACAATGTAAAATAAATTGCGGTAATTCGATTCAAAGTTCTGGAAAAACGATTCAGACGGCGCGGCCCTCGCACCGTGTTCGAAAAGGTCTTTGTCGCGGAAGATCGGCGTCGACAAGAGGCGGCCGAAATGAGCCGACGGATCGCCGAGATAGGCCGCGAAGAAAGAGAGTTATAGGCCTCCCGCAGGAGGCCTATAGGAACATCACCGCGAGGACGAAGAGAACGGATGCTGCGGTGGTCAGTGCCGCAGCGAGTTCAGGGAGCCTACCGGGCATCAATGCAGCCCCGTTCGTGGCCGCCCCTCAAATTCGTCGGCGTCCGCAAGCCGAAACACGGACCCCGGCCTGAGCATGTTAGCGCGTTCGATCCTCGCGATGACCGCTGTGACAGCCTCGGGATCAGGCTCGCCGATGAGGCGGTACTCTCGCCCTGATTCCGTCACTGCACGCCCGCCGGCGACGTCGAGATCGACGACCGGGGACGATATGCGGGCACCTTCCTGACGAATGCCGACGAGCCTGTATCCGATGTCGTCGTGATAGACGAGATGCCAGTGCCTGAGCACAATCGTGGGTTCTTCTTCGACCGATTTTACCATTTCATTGCTCCTCCGGTTCCAGCGGTTCGGCCTCGTCCAGACACCGCTCGCAAAGCCATTCACCCGAACGGCCACATGTCTGGCCGTCCCTTGAACATCGCTCGCATTTCATTCGTCGGCAGGCCTCACGGCTTCGTTCCTGCGGCGGGCGCGACGCCCGATTTGACGACCTCCCAGACCAGCCGATTGACGTCCTCGACGTCATCGTCGGTGACGCCCTCAGGCCTTTCCCCGGAGGCAATCCTGACGATGACGTCGGCGCTCAGGTGAGACCCTTGCGCGATGTCCTCGACGCTCACGCCGTGGAGACGGTCGGCCATCGCGAGGCCGTCGGCGATCTCCCGGACAAAAACTTCCGTGCGCTGCGCGACGAGGGCCGCGCGTTCCTCCGGTGAGACCCTGCTCGCGTTCCCGTTCCGCTCGATCACGGCTACGACGTCGGCCGGGTCAACGAATCCAATTGTGACGTCGTCGCCGACCACGAAATGCGTGCCGATAGCGATCTTCGCGGCCACTCGGTTCTCGCCGTCCTCATCCAGACGGTAGATGGCACCGGAGGCAGTCTCGCAGCGCTGCCGTACGGGATCGTAAGCGACGACCGCCGTGCTGGTCCTAAGGGTGCCAAAAACATCGCGGCCGGCGACGTAAGGGCCTCTGCCGTTGACCGTCCACAAGGCCCAGTCGCGCATCATCCTGGTGCGGATCATGGGCGGCCTCCCAAAAGGACGGCGGGGTCAGGAAGGCCGCTGTCCGCGAACATGACGTCATCCGGCAGGAGGGCCTTAACGCGCTCGATCCAGTCGATGAGGACGTCACCGTCGGATGCGCGGATCTCGTCGATGTCCAGACCGGTGGCATCGGCGAGCCTAATGATCAGTCCCTGTTCATCCATGCTCATGTCCCTCCTGTGTTCGAGACAAGAAGCGTGCGGCGTCGGCATGCCTACAAAAAGAGCCAAAGAAAAACCCGCCTCGGCGGACCGGTGCGGGCTAGTTGAAGGATAACCAGGCTCAAGATTGAGGCGCCGAAAGCGCGGCGTCAACTCTAGACGATGACCGTCGTAAGCGTGCCGTTGTGGGCTTTAAAGGACACGCCGTTGACCGTGTATGCCGAGGCCCCGGCACGTAGTGCAGCGCATACCTCCGGTGTCAAAATTTCTCGTCTGACGGCCTCAACGTCATAGCCTTTGGTCCTCTCTATGTAACGCAACACAGCGTGGTCGGAGACCCTCGGTTCGAAGCCCGCAGGCTGCCGCTTCGCGATGACGCTCTGTACATGGTCCAACTGTTTTCTCAATCCTGCGACCCTTTCCTTTGCTTCTCGGATCGCCGATGTGATCCGGTTTTCCTCGGCTTTGAGGGCTGTCACGGACATCTCGTGCAGGCCCATCTCAGTCCTCCCTGGCGCGCTTGACGTCGCGCTGCGCCTGCTGGATTCGGCGGCCGAGGAAGGCGGTCTCGCGTTCGTCGGCGTTCGCGATCGCGCGGATCAAATCGCGCATGGCCTTCGGGTCTTCCCGCAGCGCCTCAACGAGTTTCTGTGCGTCCATGCTGTCCTCCTGTCGGTTGTCAGAGGAATACGGTCAGGCGTCGGCATGCCTCCGACAATCCGGCACTTGGCCGTTCCCGCCGGCCGACAAATCATTGCTCTCGAGGACGCGAATAGGCGTAGTCCTCGAGAGACAGGACATGCAAGCACATCTCAACCCGGTCGCGAACACGACCACCCCTACAAGACGCAAGAAGCTCATCCCCGCCGCAGGGATGGACGAGCCGATCCGCCGCCCTCCATGGACCCCCGACGATGACGCCGCTCTGCGCGAGATGGTCGAAGAGGGATACACCGACGCCGAGATAGGCGTCGCCCTCGACCGATCCCGCCCGAGCATCTACGAGCGTCGCAAGGCCCTCGGGATCGCC